CCCAAAGGAATTGCCCACCATCTTCCATCTCCTCTTGAGATAGCAGCAGCAAGTCCACCACCTAATATACCACCAGCAATCTTACCATCACCACATTCGTTTCCATCACGTGAAGGTCTGTAAGGTCTGTATGGTGGTCTTGAAGGTCTTACACCTATAGAATGAGGTTCTCTTCCTCCTCCTGTAATAACAGTATTGCAGGGAATCTCTACCCTGTCTTTAAATGTTTCAACGTAACCTGGATTGTTGTAAGTGCCTGGTACATACTCCTCTCTGTATACATTCTTGTAACAGATCTCAGACTCTGACCATCCTGGTTGAAAAAAATCTTTCCACCCAGCTTGTGCTGGTGTTGCAGACAAGAAGGGTATCAAAAGCAATGGTGTAAACTTCATAAATCTCCTTTAATATACTAATTATAACAGCAAAAGGAGGATATGTAGTCCTCCTTGTGCCAGTTTATAATCAGTCCTCCTCTGCTAGTGAAGCAAAGTATGACAATGTATCCTCTTCACCGCTTGCTGGTGCAGCAGCAACTGCTTTCGCTTTGAAATCAGTAACTTCTTTACCCCAATTAGCAGGTACTACTTCCTCTTCACTCTCATCAACAACAGGTGCTGGTGTACGTGAAGATTTACCTAATACTAGATTCAATCTTGCTTGTAGTTGCTCATAAGACTTAAAGTTCTTAGGTGCTTCAAACTCAGCAAGTGAGTAAGACTGTTTCCAAATCTCTTCTAGTTCTGTATCATCTAGTTTACCTAGAGTAGCAGGTGCAGCGAACTCTGACTTGTCATAGTTCCAGTACCCATCAACCTTTCTAATCTTTACCTTGAAGTCTGCACCTTTCCATAGATTAAATGGATCAAGTGGAGTCTCGTCAGCAAATGCAGGTTGCATTGCTTCTACTAGTTTGTCAAATATCTTCTTACCGTAGCGGTATAAGAAGACTCTTCCTTCGTTCTCTGGATGTGCAGGGTCACTCACAACATAGATGTTAGAATAGTAAGAGAGTTTTCTCTTCTGTGTTCTAGCAGTTGCCTTGTCAGACTCACGACCACTGTTCCATAGTTCCCTGTTCAATTCACCGACAGGATCATCCTTACCAATAGTAGTAAGAGAGTTCTCGATGTACCACTGACCACCAGGTCCTTTGAAGGAATGTGACCAGATTTTTGCCCAAGGCATGTCCTCTCCATCTGGAGCAGGAAGGAATCGGATAACGGCATAACCGTTTCCTGATTTATCCAACTCAGGTTTCCATAGACGCTCATCAGCACCTGTAGTCTGAGGTTGGTTTAGTTTTTCTATCTCTTGTGTCAGTTTACTAAGAGTACTACCTGCAGAGGCAGCTTTCTTTAGTGAAGCAAATGACATAATCGTATTCTCCGTATTGAGTGTGTATTTGATTGCTACTGTGTAATCGTAGCATACTATTTAGGTAAGGTCAAGCTGTGATTTTTCTGCTTTTCCTAACGTGTCTACCATAGCATCCATACAGTCCAAGAGACTCTTGTATCCGAATGCTTGAGACAAGGCATCAATCCTTGTTCTCATGTCTGCTGCCTCGGCATCTTCCTTAGCAGCAAGAGACAGTCTGAAATAGAATGTCTTCTGCTTATCAATGAGTACCTTACAACTTTCTATATGCTCTAACCTATCCTCCTTTGACATGGTAGGTACTTGGTTAGTCACAGATGCTATCTCTTGATACGTGTTGAATATATCCTGTAAATTTTCCTGAACTTGATCTGATTTAAAAAAAGTCATAAAGGTAATACTCCTTTCGATGATTGTTTCATATAATTTAATCGTTGAGCTTCATACTTCAGTCTTTCTTTGAGGGGTTTAGCTAACAGTTTAGGTACTGTTTCCAATTCAATCTCTTTCTCTTGACAGTATGTTACTACTGCTTCGATGTAAGTTATTAATCCATTACTGTCATGTACTAATCTCTCAATCTCTTGAGAGAATTTAGTAGGGGTTAGAAATTTATCTTCTAATACGTTTTCTTTAGGCATTTTTTCCCCTAACAAAGTCTTCAATGTAGGATTTGAGTAGTTGTAGATAGTCATCAAGATTGTACTTCTGAAATACTTGAACAGATCCATCTTCAACCGCAATGAGTGTGACAATTTTCTTTACCTCAATACCTGTGAGTTCGAGGAAC